GCTCAAACGCCGCCTGCCGGTTGGTGCCTCCGCCCATCGCGGCTCCGCTATCGAGGCCGGCGTGTCAGCCGGGCTGTTCGAGCCTGAGAAGCCGGTGGATGATTGCGTTGCAGTCGCCCTGGCCGAGTATGACCGGCTCACTGCCTTATCCGGTGATCCGCGCCGGGAAGCGCAGCGTAAAGTGGTACAAGACACTGTACCAGTTGCGCTGGCGGAACTCCGCCAATATGGCCGCCCGACACCGCCAGAAGAAGGGCAGCACCAGCACCGGATCAGCAAGCCGCTGGGCGAAGGGCTGCCAGACTTGGTTGGCTATCTGGATTTCTATTGGCAGGAACACGGCTTGGTGCTGGACCTGAAAACGACCGAGCGCGTGCCTGGCCAGATTTCTAGCGCCCATGCGCGCCAGGGCTGTGGGTACATTGTCAATACAAATAACATCTGCCGATTTGCCTACGCATCACCAAAGAAGATCGCCGTCTATCAGTTGGAAGGTGTCCAAGATCATTGGACACATATGCAGGCCATCGCCCAACGACTGAAGCGGTTTTTGGCGTTATCAGAAGACAAGCAAGAATTGATCGGTTTGCTGGTGCCGGATGCAGACAGCTTCTACTGGTCCGATCCAGCCGCAGAGGCAGCCCGTAAAGAGATTTACGGGATGTGAGCAGCAAGCGCCACGCTGCGGAAATGTGGCGCATTTCAAGGAATATGGAGATTGTTATGGGTTTGGGTCTTAATATCGGCACCGAGAGCGCCGGCAACGGCGAGTTCCTGCCACTGGTGAACTACAACGCCAAGGCAGGCCGGCTGAAGTTCAGCCAGCGCGTGGAAATCAATGGCCGATGGGAAAAGCAGGAAGAAGATGTGTCCTTCCAACAGCCCGCATTTGTGGCCGACATGGAAAACATCCAAGTGGGGTGGCTGTTTTTCAAGGCTGGGATGGCCCCGGTTCGCGCGCTGGTGAAGATTGGTCAGCCGATCCCGCCATGCCCGTTGGGCGATTATGGTGTTGATGAACGCGGCAATGCCGCCAAGCCAAAGCAAGGCTTCGCCATGCGCCTGCTGGATGGCAATCGCACAGTGCGGGAGTTCTCCAGCAACGCCGGGGCAGTGTTGGCCGCAATCGACGCATTACACACCCAATACGAAGCCGCGCCAGAGCGCCAACAAGGCATGTTGCCGGTGGTGCAGTTCCAGGGGGCCACGGAGGTGAAGGGCAAACATGGCAGCAACTACACTCCGAACTTCGCCGTTATCAAATGGGTTCCGCGCCCCGCCGAGTTGGCGGGCAGCCCGAGTGCGGCGGCTAGCCAGGTTGCTGTGGCTCCGGTTGCCCCCGCCCCAGCGGCTCCGCTACCTCCGCCAACCCCACAAGCCGCCAAGCCTTTGCCGTTTTAAGCAGGCTTAAATAGAAGGGGGCGCAATTAAAGGTTGCGCCCCTTAACTTTAATAAAGGGAAGAAAACAACATGCAGAATTGCATCCCACTTGATGATCCGTTCTACCCGCCGCACAGTGAGTACCCGCAGAAAAAGCCGAGGCCAGCCCAATGAGCAGCCCATACAACGCCCCCAGCCTGTCAGCGCCCGCAAAAGAATGGGCGCTGTATTATCTGCGGCGCGGTTTTTCCGTGGTTCCGGTGCGAAGGGGCGAAAAAATCCCGGCTGTCCCCTGGCACCAATACCAGCACAGACGCGCCACTCTGGCAGAGATTGAAGACTGGTTCACTGATCTTACCATGGGCGTTGGCATTGTAACCGGTGCAATCAGCAACATCATCGTGCTGGATTTCGATGGCAGCCTGGGCGCGGAAACCGAGGCGCAGATACTGCCGAGAATCGGGGTTGGCCCGGTGGCCCTGACCGGTGGTGGCGGGGCGCACCGCATCATGGCTCACCCTGGGCGGAAGGTATTCACCAGAACAGGGGTGCTGCCCGGCATGGATGTGCGGGGCGATGGTGGCTTCATCGTCGCACCACCCAGTGTCCACGCGTCAGGCCGGCAATACAGTTGGGACGTGGACTTCCATATCGACGATTACGGGCTGCCCACGCTCACCGATAGCCTGACCGAGATCATCTGCCGGGACGTTATCCACGGCACCGGCAGCGTGTCAGCAGTTACCCATGCAGCCGGGCCGCTGGGGCTGCCTGGCGTTATTACAGACGGCAGAGAGCAATACATGCGGGATACCGTGCTGGCGGTGGTCAGCGGGCTTTCTAAGCGGCTGGGGAGGCTGCCAACGGAGGAAGAGGTCGTGGCCGAAGGCTGGCCCCAGTACGCCGCCAAAGTGGACTTCCGGCGGCCTGGCCGGGGGGAGGCCGAATTTAGGATGAAGGTGCGATACACCCTGGACCGGGCAGAGCGGGGGGTATTGCGGTTGGAGCAACCAAACTCAGTTGCAACAGACAGCGCAACACCAAGTGCCCAAGGTGTTGCGGAGGATGTTGCGCCCGATGACGGGCTGCCGCTGGTCTATTTCACCGACATCAACGCCAATCTGGATGCTGCGGATTTCGTGGAGGGGCTGCTAACTGAAGGCGGTATGTCAGTTACCTACGGGGAAAGTAACTGCGGCAAAACCTTCTTCATGACTGACCTGGCGCTGCATGTGGCCAGCGGCATGGAGTGGAATGGCCGGGCAGTGGAAGAAGGAGGCGTGATTTACTGCGCCCTGGAAGGCAGCCACGGTATCAGCAACCGGGTTACCGCTTGGCGCAAGCACCACCAGATGGAGGGGGTTATTATCCCCTTCGCCATCATTCCCATCAGCATCAACCTGCTGGACCCGGCAGCCGATACCGAGCGGCTCATCACCGCCATCACCAAGGCACAGGGCGAGATGCAGAAGCCCGTTAGGCTGGTGATCCTGGATACCCTGTCTCGCGCCTTGGCCGGAGGCAATGAGAACGCGCCAGATGATATGGGGGCGCTGGTGGCAAACATCGACCGGGTACGCCAAGTAACAGGCGCACACGTCAATGGGGTTCACCATTCAGGCAAGGACACCGCCAAAGGGGCAAGAGGCCATAGCCTGCTGCGGGCAGCCACGGATACCGAGATAGAGATCACCAGGGCATCCAAGGACAGCCCGTCCGTCGCCACGGTGAAGAAGCAGCGCGACCTGGAAATCGAGGGCGAGTGGATATTCAAACTGACCACCATCGAACTGGGGCGCAACCGGCGCAACAAGCCCGTCACCTCCTGCATCATCACGCCAGCCGATCCCGAGGAAGCAAAGCCGTCCGGTCCAAGGCTCAATATGTGGGAAGCCATGGCTGTCCAGGCCCTGAAAGACGCCATCGGAGAGCGGGGGGAGATGGGTTTTGGCAACCTTCCAAGGGTCAAAATGGTGCCCGTGGACACCTGGAAGGCCAAGTGGTGGAGCCGTGCAAGCATCGAACCGGACAACAAGAAACGCGCAACATGGGCGCGCACCAAGAACAGGATTCTGTTGCTCAAGGTCGCCGTCCATGTGGACAATAAAGTGTGGCTTTATCAAGAGGATAGCGAAGAATGTCGCCAGGCGTGACCAAGAAGCGCAACACCGCAACAGAAAGCGCAACACGTTTTTGGGTGGTCGTGTTGCGCTTTTTGTTTCGCCGGGCTTATGAGCGCAACACCGCAACACGCGCAACACACACCTATAGGTGTGTTGCGTGTTGCGCGTTGCGGTCAGCTCCAAGTTGGGTGGGGTAGTTGGAAAGGGAGGGAGAGTGAGACATGGTGATGAATGGTGATTATCTGGCCCCGATCCCAGACACGGTGGGTAGTTGGGTTTGGCGACAACATAGTGCCAGGCGTGCGCTGGATGACGTGGTTGCCGATCTGGAGCGACGGTGGGGGTTTGAGCGGCTGCCGCGTCTGGTGTCGCCGGAGTTGCGGGAACGGTTTGTGGGCGCCCAGGATATGCACCGGCAGGCGACCATGGCTGGCGAGGATATGGCGGAGATGGACGCCATGATGATACGGGCATGGCGGGCCTTGGAAGCGGAGGCCGTTTCACGCGGGGAGACGGAGTTGCCCGGGGCCGTGGTGATTTGGCAGGCGGAGGAGCCAGAACGGGGGACCATCTGCCTGTGCCTGGATGACGAACACGCGCAGGCGTTGCTGGCGAGGGCGAAGGCGGAAGGGGTTAACGTGGAGACTTGGACGCTGGCGGAGGTTGGGCGTGTCGTGAAGGCGGTCACGCCACTAGCGGAAATTAAGCAGGCTTTCCCGGGGGCGACTGTGCAGGGTAAAAGGAAGCCGTTTCCGGTGGATGAGATACCGATATGAGGCGTAAAGGTAGGACAGGGCCAGAAGGCGATATAGGGCCGCCAGAGGGCCTTAAAACGGGCGCTGTGGTGGTTTCCTTTGGGCCTGATGTGGATGACCCAAATAAGACTGTACGGCGGGCTAAGAGGGTTTGGGCGCCTGATACGCTGCTGAGTAAGGGCGCCATTACTGCGGCGCACCATGCGGCGGCTTGTCGGTATCTGGATCAGTATCAGCGCGGGGTGTTGGGAGCGGGCAAGAATCGGTCTGTGGTGCCGATGCAGCGGAGTGTGGGGCCTGGCGGCTATCAGGAAACGCAACTTGCGGCGATGAAGGCATTTCGGGAAGCAGAGAAGGTGGTTGGCCTTACACTTGCGCCAGCCTTGGCGTGGTGTGTTCTGTCACACGGAACAGTGTCAGGCTGGGCGGAATGTAAGGGGTGGAACGCTCACAAAGCGGCTGGGTTTGTGGTGGCGGCCTTGGATCGGTTGGCTGAGCATTATGGAATGTAATAATTCCAAAAATCAGGGCAATTTCAAAAATCAGAGCCGAAATTTTTCCCGTTAAAATTGGTTTTTCTAACTAAAGCCTAGACAGGGGTAGTTTTGTAACAGAACCGAGCAAGGCTGCGCCATTGGGCGGAATACCACCATTTTTTGACAAAAACCGGCAGCCGCATCAAAGCGCGCTATCAAATGCACAATAAGCAAACACCGTGCCGAAAAAGCGCGATTTATAGGGCAGCGCGCGCATATTTATTTTGCGTGAAGTGATATTTTTTTCTTGACGTGATTCTGCGCCGCGATATCTTTCTCACCTGGCAGCGCATGGGGCGCGCCTATGTGGGAGAAAGTATCATGTGGGAAATTATTGGGAATGTTCTGGGGGGCGCCATTTGGGCAGGGTTGGTTTGGGCGGCTTTTGTGGTGGTGGGGGGCTAAGGAAATGGAAAATCGCATTTTTAGCTTTGATTCTGCCAAAGCCATAAAAGCGCATGGCTTTGGTTATTTAAACGCAATTCACTACATGGCGCCCGCCGATGTGGCAGGGGTGGGGAATCTCTGCCCCAAAGCCACTATCGGTTGCCAGGAAGCATGCTTAGGCTGGTATTCCGGCCAAGCAGGAATGGTGGCCAATGATGCAGATTTGAATAACGTACGGAAAAGCAGGATTCAGAAAGCGCAGCGTTTCATGAGAAACCGCGCCGCATATATGCGCGACATGGTGCGTTCAATTCAATTGGCCGAGAAGAAGGCGCAGCGCATGGGCTTGAAGCTTTGCGTTCGGTTGAACGGTTCAACCGATATTTCATGGGAAGGTTTAAAGGTGGAGGCCTATGGGCTTTCACATCAGAATATCATGGCGGTTTTTCCTCATGTGCAATTTGTCGATTATACGAAAATCGCATCTAGGCTAGATCGGCCATTGCCTGCCAATTATCATCTAACGCTATCCCGCACCGAATCTAATGATTCGGCTGTGATTAAGTTAGTGAAGGCTGGCCGTAACGTGGCCGTGGTGTTTGACGCGTTACCTGAAAGGTGGAATGGCTTGCGTGTTATTGATGGGGATAAGCACGATTTACGCCATTTGGATCCTAAGGGCGTTATTGTTGGATTGACGCCTAAGGGGCGGAAAGCCAAGCGGGATAAATCCGGGTTTGTTGTGCGGGGGGTGGCAGCGTGAAAAATAACACCCTCAAAACCCGCCAGCCAAAACGCGGCCTGGCAGATCATCCCGCCGTGATCGCGGCGCAGATCGGATATTCGGAAGCGCGCGCTGGTAAGCCGTTTAATCCTGATCGGTTTGCGGATCATATAGGGCAAGCCAATCACGAAATTGGCCGCTTGTGGTGTTTGAATATGCGCGTTGCTGGCATTGATCCGCCGCCATGGCCGTCTGGCCGGAATCTTCCCGCCATTGTGCGGGATCGGGTTCGGCAATCACTAGACCTAGTCGGCGGATGCCAACCAGGGCAAGGCGACGGAAAATAGGCCGGATTTAGTTATTTTTCAGCCCCGCAAAAGCGGGGCTTTTTTTTCATTTGGCGTATCATTAGAATCTAGGGATGGCCGAAAAACGCGAAGCCCCAGAATTGGTTTTGAATGGAAGAACGGCGAGGGTTGATACTTCTAAGCCACCTGGGACAATTTCTTTTCCATGTGATGAAAAATATTTTGAGATATTTTGCCAAAGGTTAATAGATGGCGAAAGCCTTAAGGCGATAGTCAAAGATCCAGAAATGCCTTCTTGGTATGCCATCTGGGACTACATGAGCCGCGATCCCGAGGCGCAAGCGCGCTACGCGCACGCGCGCGCGGCTCAAGCGCACTGTATCGCCCAGGACGCGATTGATGATGCGGTTGAGGGATCAGGCGACCCAGCGCGGGACCGATTAGCGTTTGAAGCAAGGCGTTGGTATGTGTCAAAGATCGCGCCAAAATGGTTCGGGGATCGCGTGGAACACAAGATCGAGGTGGGTGAAAGCTACATTGAAGCCCTGCGGCTAGCCAATGAGCGTCTACGGATCAGAGAGCGTGAAGCCAGGCGGGTGATCGACGTTGATCCGCACACCGGGGACGAGGTGCAGAAAATAGGAAACGAGTCCGTGATAGGCGAAGGTAAGAAGCGTGAAAAATCAAAGGGTTAGCTTGGAATTTTCCATAATGGACCTTATGCGGTTCCAGCGGAAACGATCAGCCTAGACACCCCCCCCCACCCGCCCCCCTTGCAAAAAAACCGGGGGGCGGGCTGACCAGGGCCATATGCAGTACTCACCCCCCCCTGGGGGTGGCCCCTTTAACCCCGGAGTCCCGTTCCACCGATGGCAGGCCGTCCCAAACGCAGAGCAAGATTAGCAGCCGAGGCCGCAGCCAGAGAGGCAGCCGAGGCCGAAGCCATGGCGAATGGCGAAGCCCCGCCCCCGCCGCCACCCCTGCCACCCGGTCCCCCGCCACCCAAGACCGAGTCGTTCGACGCCAAGGCGCAAGCCGAGATTATTGAGCGTTTGGCGCAAGACCCGGTTCTCTTTGTCGAATCGATGCTTGGTGCCAAGCCGCAAAAGTGGCAGGCCGAGGCGTTGAAGGCGATTGCCAGCAAGGACCGTGTGGCGATTCGCTCAGGCCATGGCGTCGGCAAAACGGCGTTCCTGTCTTGGCTGGTGTTGTGGTGGTTGCTCACGCGTATGCCCACCAAGGTGGTCTGCACCGCCAACACGGCGCACCAGTTATCGGATGTGCTTTGGTCGGAGATTGGCAAGTGGCACCGTCAGTTACCCGAGGGGATGCGACGGCTGCTGGAGATCAAGTCAGACAAGATTGAATTGACTGGCGTTCCCGACAGCTTTGCTGTGGCGAGAACCAGCCGGCGCGAACAGCCCGAAGCCTTACAAGGCTTTCACAGTGAGAACCTGTTGTTTGTGATTGATGAAGCTTCTGGCGTCCCTGATGTGGTGTTTGAAGTGGGGCAGGGCGCCCTATCAACTGAGGGCGCCAAGGTAGTAATGACTGGCAACCCCACCAGGGCGAGCGGGTATTTCTATGATGCGTTCACTAAGAATCAGAAGCGGTGGTGGGGCAAGAAGGTTAGCTGCCATGATGCGGAAACGGTGGATAGGGGTTTCTTGGATGAGATGGCCGCGCAATATGGCGATGGTTCAAACCAGTACCGGGTGCGGGTATTGGGAGATTTCCCTGCTGGTGACGATGATGCGCTGATTGCGCGGCATTTGATTGAAGCGGCGAAGAGTAGACAGGTGGAACAATCGCAAACGGCGCCTGTGGTCTGGGGGTTGGACGTTGCGCGGTTTGGTGATGACGCCAGCGCATTGGCAAAACGGAAAGGTAATTCGCTGATTGAGCCTGTCCGTGTATGGCGCGGCAAAGACCTGATGGAAACATGCGGTCTTATCAAGATGGAATGGGACGCCACCCCCGGATCAATGCGCCCAATTGAAATCATGGTGGACGTTATCGGCTTGGGCGCCGGGGTAGTGGATCGCTTGCGTGAATTGAATCTCCCCGTCCGTGGCGTCAATGTTGCGGAGTTGCCCGCGATAGATGGAAACCGCTTCCAGCGTCTGCGGGATGAATTATGGTGGAAGGCCCGCGAATGGTTTGAGGCGCGGGACTGTGTGGTGCCGAATGATGATAGTTTTGTGGATGAATTGTGTGGCCCGTTGTATAGTGTGACCAGTGGGGGCAAAATTCAGATTGAGCCAAAGGCGCAGATGAAACGCAGGCTTGGTAGGTCGCCGGACAAGGCGGATGCGTTTTGTTTAACCTTTGCGGGTGTCGCGGCGGCTGTGTCTGGGTCTGGCGGGTATTCTGCTCGTTGGGGCCAGCCGCTTCGAAGGGCGGTAAAAGGGGTGGTGTGATGAAAGAAATCTGGGACAAGAACCGGCCAAAGGATTTGCCGAAACCCAAGAAGTTGTCGCCAGCCAAGAAGGCTGCGGCAATGTCTCGGGCGAAGGCAGCGGGGCGCCCGTATCCTAATCTTATCGATAATATGATGGCGGCGAAGAAGAAGAAGTGAAGTATTATTGTATTTCGCTGCGGGAAACGCCTGAGCGCACGGCGCGGGTGCAAAAAGAGTTTGAGCGCGAGGGTGTGCCGGTAACTTGGGTCTGGGGTGTGTATGGTAAATCCATGCAGATCAAGTCAGAGATACCCATGCACTCGGATTATTATGTGACCCGTGGTGCGACTGCTTTGGTGCTTAGTCACCATTTCGCCTGGAACATGGCGCAGCATGACGGTGCTGATGAGTTCATGGTGTTTGAAGATGATGTGGTGTTGCCAGAGAACTTCTTGGCGAAATGGGCCGCCATTCGCGCCAAGGTTCCAGATGATGTGGATGGCGTTTATTTGCAGAGTTGTTGTGTGGATGATCAGAAGTGGAAGCAGAAGTTCCACGATGAATTATATGATGTGAGGTATCCGCTTTGTACGGCGGCGATTTGGTGGCGGCAGCGTGCGATTCCGACATTGGTGGAGCATACGAAACCGGCGAATACGCCGGTTGATATTTTGTTGGAGCAAAAGACGCTGCGGCACTTGAAGGTTTTGACGGTGTTGCCGGAGTTGGTCAGCCAGTTGACGTTACAGGGCAAAATGTCGAGCGAGGTTCACGCATGAGCATGGAACATTTGGGTGGCTATTATGAGGAAGGCGATGGGCATACGTTCACGCCGGATATTTGGGGCTGGTTGTTGGTGGAATATGGGATTGAGTCTGTGCTGGATATTGGGTGTGGCACGGCGGTCAATCTGAAGTGGTTTCAGGACATGGGGTGCAAAATACTTGGGGTAGAAGGGCATCCCGATGCGGTGGCGAAGGCCAAGTGTGGCCCGATTATTATGCACGATTATACCAAGGGGCCGTTGGCGTTGGGCCAGCGGTTTGACTTGTGTATTTCGACAGAATTTGTTGAGCATGTGGACGCCCAGTATGAGGCGAACTGGTTTGCCACCATGCAATCAGCGGATCGTGTTTTGATGTGTCATGCGGTGCCGGGGCAGGGCGGGCACCATCATGTGAATGAGCAAACGGCGGAATATTGGATAGAGCGGTTTGGTCAGAATGGGTTTCGGAACTTGGTGGTTGAGAGTGCCATGTTTCAGGAAACCACTAGCCGGAAGCCTGCGCCTTGGGGCCGCAATACGCTGATGTTATTTGAGCGTGTGGTATGAGACTGGCGGAGCATCCAGCAGCGAAGCTGGTGGAGATTAAGCTGCCATCTATGATGGCGGCTTGTAACCCATCGATTGCGCTGGATGGTGACCGTATTCGGGCGGTTGTGCGAACGGTGAACTATCGGTTGCTGCCTACGGGTTCTATTTGGATCAAGGGCAGCGGGCCGGACACGGTAAATTGGTTGGTTGATTTGGATGCCCAGACACTGGAGCAGAGCGAAACTATTCAGATTGATGATAGTGTTATTCGGGCAGCGCCAATGGCGTCGAATGGCCTGGAAGATATGCGGCTGTTTGCTTGGCGCGGTGGTTGGTGGGGGTTGGCGAGCGGGTATTGTGGGCGAAATGACGCCAATACGATGATTTTGGCGCCCGTTGCGCCGGTTATGGATCGGAAGGTGGTGCTGTTATCGCCAACAGGGGAGAGGAAGGAAAAGAATTGGGTTATTTGCACCATAAATGGCGAATTATACGTCATTCATTGGATTAGTCCTATTTCTGTCTATAAGTATGCCGGTAATCAAATGCTGGAACCTGTGTTTTTTGGTGATGCTCATAAGGATTTGATGGGGTGGAGTGGTTCCAGCCAGGCGATTCCCTATAATGGCAAGCTATTGGCCTGTATTCACCGCCGTATGGGCGAAAAGTGTGGGCGTGATCCAATAACCTATGTGCATAGATTGGTTGAAATAGACCCGGACACTTGGGAAATCGGGCGTTTGTCGCCCATTTTTGCGTTTGAGGGCGATCAGGTGGAGTTTAATTCTGGGCTATCAGTGACCAGTGATAATGTGTTATTTAGTTATGGTGTCAAGGATTGCGCCGCAGTGGTGTTAAGATTGCCGATTGATGCGGTGGATCAGATATTTAAGGGGCAGTTGGTATGAAGTCGCCTGCCTGGACCCGGAAAGCCGGTAAATCAGCAAGTGGTGGTTTGAATGAGGCCGGGCGCCGGTCTTATGAGGCGGCTAATCCGGGTTCTAACCTGAAACCTCCGGTGAAGTCTGGCGATAACCCCCGCCGCGCCAGTTTTTTGGCGCGTATGGGTAACATGCCCGGCCCGGAGCGTGACGCGAAGGGCGAGCCAACGCGCTTATTGAAGTCTTTGCAGGCATGGGGGGCATCCAGCAAGGCGGATGCGCGGGCAAAGGCGAAGGCTATTTCTTCTCGTAACAAGGGGAAGTCCAAATGAGCCGCCAGATGAAGGACGATACCGGGCATGTTATTGCCCAGGTATTCGAGATGGATGGCACGCACGTTATCAGCAATCCATCCACCAGCACGCAAACGCCTGCCTTTGGCGCGCAAACAACGGCGGTTCGGGTCGCAACCACAGGCAACCATGTGCATATTGCTATCAATGGTGATCCTACTGCCACCACCAACAGCACGATGTTGCCGGATGGGTGGGTGGAGATTTTTGCGGTGAAGCCTGGCTGGAAGTTGGCGGCGATCAAAGGTAGTGGCGCTGGTAGTCCGGTTATCTCCATTACGGAGTTGGTTTGATGAAGTGTCCGAAGGCCACTTATGATCTCAAAGAAAACCTGGAATACCGCGACCGGGCGTTCAAGGATTTCGGTTATGGCCCGGCCAATCCGAATAGTGAGGATGATTACTTTTGGCGTTTGCGTGCTGATGAATGGAATACTTCGCCAGAGGAAGCGAAGGGTATGCGGTGTGGTAATTGCTCCGCGTTCATTCAGACCCCAGAGATGATGGCGTGCATTGTTAAGGGCATCCAGGGGGAAGAAAGTAACGATGAGACGTATGCGCCCGAAGTTAGTAAAGCGGCGAATTTGGGGTATTGTGAATTGTTGGAGTTCAAGTGCGCGGCGGATCGGACTTGTTCCGCGTGGTTGGTGGGTGGCCCGATTAAGAAGGCTTTGAGTGGCCGCCAGCGTGATATGGTGTTGATGGCGAAGGCCATGATTCCGCCGATGCGTGAAGGGGCGGAAGATGAGGAAGAAGATTGATGAAAAGCGTTACCGCGCCGCGCAATCTGAAGATCAAGGGCCAGGATCATATGCTGGCTTACATTACCGCCAAAGAGGCTGCGCTGTTGAAGGCGCGCGGTGGTTCCGGGCGCATGACTGAGCATGGCGTCAGGGCGTATAACGAAGGCCCTGGTGGCGACCCTAGCGACAATGCCAATTCAATGTCTGAGTCGGCCACCCAAGATGCTGTTGGCGGCAACATGGGCCAAGGCGCTGGCCCTACTGGGGCTGGGGCTGGTTCTGGCCCTCCAGGCGACCCTGACCCTAGCTCTAATGAAGACGCGGGGAATGTAGAGGCTACAGCGCAACAGGTAGGGCCGTTATCATTCAGTGCGCCTTTTGGTGTGTTTGACGCTAGTCGCGGGATGGGTGTTATTGGTGGGTTGGCTAGTTTAGGGCTTGGTGCTCCTGGCCTTGGAGTGGGTTTGTCTGCGATTGGGGCTGCTATAGATGCCCAGAAGGCCCAAGACCAACTTGATCAAATGGGCATACAGGCGAACATAAGTACTCCCCAAGCTGTGGCGAATGCTGCCTCTATTGGCGCATTAGGTCAAAGTGCTGTCAATCAATTTGGAAATGCATTGGGTTTTGATGCGTTTGCAGAAGCCCCTATGAGTGCTACGTTTGGGGCGCCTGATCCTCTCGGGGATATTGCCGCGTCTCAAATGGATTCTGGTGGCGCTGACCAAGGTTTGTTAGATGCAGTTCCGCCCGTTGAATTGCCTAGCGCGGTTGGTTCTTTGCAAAAGCCGCGCTATCAGATTGTGAATAATACGCTTGTTCCTGTTCCTTCCGGTTTGCTGGGGTAATCAGATATGGACCCGAAGATTTCCGATTTGGTTTCCGAAGTAACTGATATGATGCAGGAAGCCGCGATTGATGCTGGCATGGATACTGATTTGCCGGATGAGATTGATATTCAGGCGATTGTAGCTGGCGAGATTGAAGACGCTGTTGATTATATCGACAGTGTGATTTCGCCAGACCGGGCGCTTGCTACTCAGTATTACCGTGGCGAGCCATTTGGCAATGAGGAGGATGGCCGGTCACAGGTAGTTAGCCGTGATGTGCGCGATACGGTGCAGGCGATTTTGCCAAGCATGATGCGTATGTTCTTTGGTGGCACTAACATTGTTGAATTTGCGCCAAATGGCCCTGAAGATGTGGCGGCGGCCCAGCAAGCAACGGATTATATCAATTATGTGGTGACCCGCGATAATCCGGGTTTTGAGATTTTCTATTCCGCGTTCAAGGATGCCTTGGTTTGCAAGACAGGGATTATCAAGTTCTATTGGGACGCGGCGGAAGAGGTTGAAACGTCTGACTTGTCTGGGCTGGATGAGACTGCCTTGGCGGTTCTCAATTCTGATCCGGAATTAGAAGTGCAAGTAACGGTGGCGTATCAGGGGGACGTTGACCCGGCTACGGGTATGCCTGGCCCAACCGTTTATGACGTTCGCGTAATCCGCCGCCGTGACAAAGGGCGCTTGCGGATTGCGTCTGTTCCGCCTGAAGAGTTCTTGGTCAGCCGCGCAGCGATTAGCCTGGATGATGCGTCTATCATTGCCCACCGCCGTATTATGACGGTAAGTGAATTGGTGGCGATGGGTTACAGTGAAGAAGAGATTGAACCATACGCCAATGAAGTCGATGAACTGGAGGACAACGAAGAACGGTTTGTTCGTAATCCCCAGGCCACAATTGATTTTGCCAATCGGTCTGATGTTGCGGCGAAGAAGGTTTTGTATGTCGAAGCCTATGTAAAGATCGACATGGATGGCGATGGCATCGCTGAGTTGCGTAAGGTTTGCACGGTTGGCGGTGGTTATGAGGTGGTTCGGAATGAACCAGCTGATATGATCCCGTTTGCTGTGTTCTGCCCTGATCCGGAACCCCATACCTTCTTTGGTATGTCTGTGGCGGATCAGGTTATGGATATTCAACGGATTAAGTCGAATATCCAGCGCAATATGTTGGACAGTTTGGCGTTGGCGATCCACCCGCGGGTTGGCGTGGTTGAAGGCCAGGCCAATATGGATGATGTGTTGAATACTGAAGTTGGTGGCGTCATTCGTATGCGCGCCCCTGGTATGGTGCAACCTTTCGCTATGCCGTTTGTTGGTCAGCAGGCGTTCCCAATGCTGGCTTACATGGATGAAATGCGGGAGAACCGCACAGGTATCACCAAGGCTGCTTCTGGTTTGGCGGCTGATTCGCTGCAATCTTCCACCAAGGCTGCGGTGGCTGCTACGGTTTCGGCGGCCCAACAGCGCATGGAGTTGATTGCGCGTATCTTTGCCGAAACGGGCATGAAGCGCCTGTTTGGTGGTTTGCTGCGGTTGGCGATCCAGAACCAGCGTCCTAATCGCATGGTTCGGCTGCGCGGGCAGTTTGTTCCGATTGATCCGCGAGGCTGGGATGCCAATATGGATGTGGTTGTTAATGTGGCGCTTGGCGGCGGCACGGATCAGGAAAAGGTTCAGGTTCTTACTACGGTTTTGGCGAAACAAGAGCAGATTTTGCAATTAGCGGGTATGAATAATCCGTTGGTAAGCCTTTCTCAGTACCGTAATACGCTGGCGCAGATTTTGGCGTTGTCTGGCTTTAAGGACGCGGATCAGTTCTTCAGCGATCCGGCCATGATGCCACCGCAGCCGCCGCAACCGCCAAAGCCTTCGCCGGAAGAAATGCTAGCCCAGGCGCAGATGGCGGCAATCCAGGCGGATATTCAGAAGAAGGCGGCAGAACTAGATTTGAAGCGTGAAGAGATGATCCGAAAGGATGATTTGCAACGCGATCAGTTTGAGGCTGACTTGATGGTGAAGATTGCGGAAATGCAGGCCCGTTATGGCGCGCAGATTGATGTGGCGGCGATCCGCGCCAATATGGAGCGGGACCGCGAAATGATGCGCCAGCAGGCAATGCAGCGCCAGCAGATGATGGCGCCCCCACAAGTGATGGGCGCTAACATGGCGCCTGGTGGAATGGGTGGCCCAATTGTCTGATTTGGCTTCACAGATTGCCGCAGGGAATGATGCCCTGCGGTTGATGAATGACCCGACGCTGAAGGCAGCGGTGGAAGTGGTTGAAAAGGATTTGTTTGAACAGTGGCGTAACGCCAAGTTTGAAGCAGATCAGAAGTATATCCATGCCACAATGCGTGGTTTGCATGAGTTTTTGCGGGCGCTTCAAGCCGCTATTGATAGTGGAAAAGTGGCCGCGTCACTCGCTGAGAAGCGATATTAGAAAAGGAAGATTTGATGTCTGTAACATCCGGCACCCCCGCTGAAGGCGGGATCGGAATCCACCAGGCACAAGATGCCATAGCCGATATTCTGGCCACCGATGAAGGTGACATCCAGGACGGTGAGGCGCAGCAGCCCGAGGCGCAAGCCGAAGGCACCGAGACAGAGGAAGCGGTGCAATCCGAAGATACTGTTGAGGAAACCGATGAAAGTGAGGATAGCGACCAGCAAGAAGAGCAACCTCAAGAAAGGCTTCCTGAGTCCATTAAGGTTAAAGTTAATGGCGAAGAAGTCGAGGTCACGCTTGACGAGTTGGCCCGTGGTTATTCGCGGCAGTCGGACTATAGCCGGAAGACACAGCAACTAGCGGAAGAGCGCAAGGCGTTCCATGCAGAGGCTGAAGCCATCCGGCAAGAGCGGGCGCAGTATGCGACGCTTTTGGGCGCGTTACAGCAGCAGTTGCAGGCGCAACAACAACTGGATCAACAACCTGATTGGGACCGTCTTTATGATGAAGACCCCATTCAGGCGACCAAGTTAGAGCGTCAGTGGCGGAAGGCTCAAGAGGAACGCCATGCTAAGTTGACGGCTATTCAGGCCGAGCAACAAAGGATTGGTCAGGCTTTTGAGCAACAAACCACCGAGCAAATGAAGGCTTTGCTTATTCAACAAGCACAGCGGCTTCCTGAAATCATTCCTGAATGGAAAGATGAGAAGGTGGCCACTGAAGGCAAAAAGCAGTTGCGTAGTTGGCTTGCGGATCAGGGATTGAGTGACGTTGAAATCAATTCTTTGAGCAAAGCCGAGCATGTGGCGATTTTGCGTAAAGCCATGCTGTATGACATGGGGAACAGAAAGGCGCAGTCTTCAGTGAAGCCGCAGCCTGTGGCGACAAGGCCCGTTAAGCCGGGTTCCGCCGTAAATGTTCCTGGCACCAAGAGCGTTACAGATGTAACCCGTGCAAAGCAGCGTCTCGCTAAAACCGGGACTGTCAACGATGCCGCCAGCGTTTTGGCGGCGATGCTCTGAAAGGAAATAGGCTATGACTATCGTAACCAATACCTTCACGCGTTATGATGCCAAGGGCATCCGTGAAGACCTGGCGAATGTGATCTACAACATTTCGCCGGAAGAAACCCCGTTCCAGTCTAACACTGCCCGCGTGAACGTGAAGAACACGTTCTTTGAGTGGCAGACCGATAGCCTGGCGGCGGCTTCTACCACCAATGCGGCGCTTGAAGGCGATGATATTTCGTCCTTCGATGCCGTGACCCCCACCACTCGTCTGGGCAATTACACGCAGATCAGCCGCAAGACGGTTGTGATCTCCGGTACCCTGGAGAGCGTGGACAAGGCTGGTCGCCGTTCGGAACTCGCTTATCAGATGGCGAAGAACGGTGCAGAACTGAAGCGCGACATGGAAGCCACGTTGCTTGCCTCTAAGGCCGCCAACGCTGGTAACAACGCCACTGCGCGCCAGACTGCGGGCCTTCCCGCGTTCCTGCGCACCAACACCAACTATGGCTCTGGCGGTTCTGACCCCACCGTTTCTAACGGTGTTGTGAACGCCACCCGCGTTGATGGTACGCAGCGCACTTTCACGGAAACCATCCTGAAGGATGTCATTTCCAAGGTGTGGACGCAGGGCGGTACGCCGAAAATCCTGATGGTTGGCCCGTTCAACAAGCAGGCGGTTTCTGGCTTCGCTGGCATTGCCGAAATCCGTTACAATCAGGCGACCCCTCGCCCGACTGTGATTATCGGCGCTGCTGACGTTTATGTGTCTGACTTTGGTGCGGTGTCTGTAGTGCCTAACCGCTTCCAGCGTGAGCGTGATGCGTTCGTGCTTGATCCGGAATACGCGGCTACCGCCATTCTCCGCCCGATCCAGACGATGGACCTGGCGAAGACGGGCGATGCGGAAAAGCGCATGATGCTTTGCGAATATGGCCTCATGGTTCGCCAGCAGGCCGCGCACGGCATTGCTGCTGACTTGAACGCGTCGTAATTTGATAGGGGCTGGCGGGTAACTGCCAGCCCCACTTCATGGGTGAGGCATGACTGAGAAGATTTTCGATATTGACCCGCTAACTGGGATCAAGTCGGTTTGGCATTATGATGATGCCACGGATACGGCTTTCATTGAGAAGCGCCAGGACGTTACCGCTATTGTGGAGGCAAACAAGGCGGAGATGAATAGCGACCATGGGCGTTATGGCGAGTGGAACAAGGTGGCGACCATCCCGCTTAGCGTTTACTATGATTTAAAGATGAAGGGCATCGCGGATGATCCGGTTGCCTTTAAGAAGTGGTTGAATGATCCGGACAATATGTATTTCCGCACCAGGCCGGGGCGCGTTTGATGCGGAATACGATTTCAGTCTGTGTCCCTTGCCGGGATGTTGTGGATAGCGGGTTTGCCTTTGATCTTGCCCGCTGTGTGGCGGCCCATACGGCTTCCACCAATGACCGGGTTTTATTGTTCCAGAACCAGGGGACGTTGATTGTAAACCAGCGCCAGGAACTGGCGCAGGCATCTTTGGATGCGGGGGCTACGCATATCGTGTTTATTGACGCGGATATGCGGTTTCCGAAGGATGCGATCTTTAAGTTGCTGATGTCCGGCAAAGATATTATTGCCGCTAATTACTGCACAAGAAAGTTGCCTTTGCGGTCTGTGGCGTTTGCGGATGATGAAACCCAAGAGCGGGTATATTCCGGCCCGGATGATACAGGGATTCAGTCTGTAGCAGCGGTGGGTATGGGCCTTATGGCGATCAGGGCTGAAGTTTTCGAGAAGATGCCGAAGCCTTGGTTTCACATCCATTATCAAAATGGTGTATATAGTGGCGAAGACATTTGGTTTTGCCGGGGCGCGCGGGAAATGGGGTTTGAGGTATTTATAGACCACGATCTTAGCCAGGATGTGCGCCATTCGGGGGTGTTTGAGTTTTCCAATGCCCATGCGTTTGCAGCGAGGGATCAGTAGTTATGGCGATCACCAACTACAGCACGTTGCAGACAAGTATAGGCGACTGGCTTAATCGGTCTGATCTAACGTCTGTTATTCCTGACTTCATTACCATGGCGGAGGCGCAGTTCAACCGCGTGTTGCGCCACAGGAAGATGGTGGAGCGGGCGACGGCTACGCTGGACAGTGAATATAGCGCCATGCCTGGCGATTGGCTGGAAAGCATCCGGTATCAGTTGAACACCAACCCAATTACGGTGATGGAGTTTGTTTCACCAGATCAGGCAGCGGTGTTAAAGGGCGCTTATTCCACCAGTGGGAAGCCGATTTTCTACAGCCAGATTGGCCAGCAGTTTCAGGTTATCCCAGGGCCGGATAGCGGGTCTGCCTACACTGGCGAATTGACGTATTACGCAAAGATACCGGCTCTTTCCGCTGGTAATACGACTAATTGGCTGCTGACGGATTCGCCGGATATTTATTTGTATGGCTCTCTTTTACAGGCGGCGCCCTATTTGCAGGATGATAACCGCATTGCGGTATGGGGTGCCATTCATGCTAAATTGTTGGAAGATTTGAAGGTATCCGATGAGCGGAGCCGGATGGCGACAAGTTCACTGCGAATGAGGGCAAGGAGCCTAGGTTAATGACCACAAATGCTTTCACCAATTATCTTGAAAACAAGATAATGGCTTATGTGTTCAGTGGGACGGCTTTTTCTTCGCCGTCTGCTACGTTGTATCTTGGGTTGTTTACTTCTGCGCCAGGTGAAGGCGGTGGTGGTACGGAAGTTTCAGGTAATGGGTATGCCCGCAAGCAACTCACTTTGACCACAACCAATAATGCCAGCACCAACGGTTCCGCTATTGAGTTTGATGCTGCGACTGGTTCTTGGGGTACGATTACCTACGCTGCGATTTTCGATGCTTCAACATCTGGTAATATGTTGGCTTATTCGCAGCTAACTACTTCACGCACCATTGAGAATGGCGATGTTTTGCGCGTCCCCGCTGGTGAATTAGACATCACTCTTGAATAGGGTTTCCGTAGATGGCTTTCGTAATCGCTGATCGGGTTAAAGAAACTTCGACCAGTACCGGAACGGGTAATTTTACCCTAGCTGGTGCGGTTACGGGCTTCCGTGCCTTTTCTTCTGTGCTGTCTTCTAGTGACACAACTTATTATACAATTGCTGAACAAGGCGGGACCAATTGGGAAGTTGGAGTTGGGACATTTACATCCCCTTCTACTTTGGCCCGTACAACTATTTTGTCTTCCAGTAATTCTGGAAATGCCGTTAATTTTGCGGCTGGCACAAAAGATGTTTTTATTACTTTACCGGCTGCTAGAACGGTTCAATCTGTTGATGGTGGTACTACTGGTTTAACGCCATCAACCGCTTCTTATGGTTCTATTACTTTAGCTGGTACGCTGGTTGCGGCTAACGGCGGAACGGGCCAATCATCATACACAACTGGTGATTTGCTTTATGCTAGTGGCTCTACGGCACTCTCTAAGTTGGCTGGTGTGGCCACTGGGAATGCACTCATTTCTGGCGGTGTTGGGACTGCGCCATCTTATGGTAAAATCGGTTTAACAACACATATTAGCGGGACGTTACCAGTCGCAAATGGTGGTACTGGGACAACAACAGCATTTACAACTGGTTCTGTTGTTTTTGCTGGGGCGTCTGGCGTTTATTCACAAGATAATGCGAATTTATTTTGGGATGATACTAATAATCGGTTGGGTATTGGTACGGCAACGCCAAGCACGGCTTTGGATGTAAACGGCACTATTCGGGATAGTAAGGGTGATGTTCGTACTGTTGTACAGAACTCCCAGACTTCTGCTTATACATTGGTTGTTGGAGATGCTGGTAAGCATATCAGTATCACTACTGGCGGTGTTACTGTTCCTGCTAGTGTGTTCAGTGCTGGCGATGCGATTAGTATTTACAATAATAGCACTAGTAATCAGACGATTACCCAAGGCGCTAGCGTAACTATGTATCTTGGGGGAACCGCCACAACGGGTAATAGAACCTTGGCGCAGCGCGGTATTTGTACTGTGTTGTGTGTAGCTTCTAACACGTTTGTTATTTCTGGCGCTGGGGTTACCTGATGACTATTCAGCAGATGTTTTTATCAACTTCTGCGGCTGCTGGCGCTCCGACTGCGGTTGAATATTTAGTTGTCGCTGGTGGCGGTGGCGGTGGCGGCAATCGTGGCGGTGGTGGAGGCGCCGGAGGATTTAGAACAGCCAGTGGTTTTTCTGTAACTGCTGGAAGTGCAATTACAGTAACAGTTGGTGCGGGAGGTAGCGGAGGTCCGTCAGATCAAGGAGCAACGGTTGCATCAAAAGGAAGTAATTCTCTTTTTTCTACAATAACATCAACTGGCGGCGGTGGTGGTGGTAGAAATTCTGCTGGCGCCGCCGGGGGGTCTGGTGGGGGCGGTGGCTCCAATGTTGTTGGCGCTGGTGGCGCAGGTAATCAGGGGGGATATTCTCCAGCAGAAGGTAATAATGGGGGCGGTTCTCGCGATAATTCCCCAAATTATCCTGGTGGTGGTGGCGGTGGTGCTGGCGCTGCTGGAACGACACCCGCAAATGGCAGTGCGATAGGTAATGGTGGGAACGGTTTATCATCTTCAATTTCTGGTTCTTCTGTAACTTATGCAGGGGGTGGAGGAGGTAATTCTTATTCTACTAATCCTGGGGGAACAGGGGGGACAGGTGGTGGTGGACATGGGGGGGATGCAAATAATTCTGGTTTAACTGATGGTGGTACAAATACTGGTGGTGGAGGCGGCGGGGCAAATGATGGGTTTGGTGGTGGTAAGGGCGGTTCCGGTATAGTGATTATTCGTTATGCTGATTCTTTCACCGCAGCTACAGCAACCACAGGATCACCAACAATTACAGTTTCAGGGGGATACCGTATCTATAAATGGACAGGTTCCGGCTCAATCACATTCTAAGGAATAAAATTGATGTTTGGTGCTGCTTCTTTTGCTGAAATACCATTTTCTGCTGCAAAAGGGGTAACCATATCTATTGATGTGGCGATTGATGCTGCTTCTGATTTTGTTTCTTCCGTAATAAGATTAGCGCAAGCCAACATTCAAATAGATGCTGTTTCTGAAATTTCTATACAAACAAATAAAATAACATCTACTAGTTTAGTTATTGATGGTGTTTCTAACTTTGCCGTAAATATACAAAAAATAAAAGAATCATCAATTGTTATTGATGGTATTTCTGATTTTACTATAAACACAAACCGCATATTCATTAACCCAATAGCCTTTAACGCGGTATCTGATTTTACTTTTGGGCCAAGTTTAAAATGGACGCAAATTCCAGATGGTACCAAAACATGGAATCAAATATCTGATTCTGTTACAACATGGACGCCGGTATAGCCGTGAGGGTGCAATAAATGGCTGACTCAACAACCACCAATCTCGGGCTTACAAAGCCGGAAGTTGGCGCTTCTGCTGATACTTGGGGAACCAAGATCAATAGCGATTTAGACTCAATTGATGCGTTGTTTGCGGCATCTGGTGCCTTGACTGTAGCCAATGGTGGTACTGGCGTTAAGACTATTACTGGTATCATTAAAGGTGCTGGTACGAGTGCTTTTGCTGCCGCGACTGCTGGCACGGATTACCTGGCACCCCCGTCTGGTACTGCTATCCTAAAGGCTAATTCTGGTGGAGCATTGGCCAATGCGACGGCTGGAACTGATTATGTTGCGCCGGGTTCTACCACTACTTTTACGGCCACACAGACTTTCAATGGCAGCAGCAGCACGCTTGCAAGTGTGTTAGCTAACGCGGCTGAAACCACCACGGTTTCCGCGACGGCAGCGACTGGCACCATTAACTATGATGTCACCACTCAATCTGTTTTGTATTACACCACAAACGCTTCTGGTAATTTCACCATAAATATCAGGGCATCGAGCGGAACAACGCTCAACAATGCTTTGTCCATTGGCCAGGCTGTTACAGTGGCATTTTTGGCCACCATTGGTTCTACTGGCTATTATAATAATGTCATTCAGGTTGACGGTTCTACCGTTACTGCAAAATGGCAAGGGGGCGTTGCGCCAGCCACAGGTAATGCCTCCAGTATTGATGTTTATACATACACGGTAATCAAGACGGCAAACGCCACATTCACCGTTCTTGCCAGCCAAAGCCGGTTTGCTTGAGGTAAGATATGCCCACAGCGATCACACATGGCGCCATGACAGCCCGTGCTTTTGGGTTGTTTACGGGTAATATTGTCACGCCAAGTTTTGAATATTTGATTGTTGCGGGTGGTGGTGCGGGTGGTACGCCAGCCGGGGATGGTGGTGGTGGTGGTGCGGGTGGTATGAGAAGCGGAACTTTTAGTTCTGTTGTTTACAATAATGCCTATACTGTAACTGTTGGCGCTGGTGGTTCGGCTGGTAACGCTGATGATGCGATTGCGCCCACAAACGGGTCTAATTCACTAATATCTTCAGTTGTAACATCCACAGGCGGTGGTTTTGGGGGGTATCTTAATAGAAATGTTGCCCAAAAAGACGGCGCAAATGGCGGGTCTGGTGGTGGTGGTTTAGGTAATAATGGCGGAGGCGCTGCCGGTTCTGGAACTGCTGGTCAGGGTAATAATGGCGGTACAGGTTTTGATAACCCAGCATCTGGACAGCATAGTGGTGGTGGTGG